AACGCGCCGGATTCAAACACGCCACCGACTGCTACGCCAACGACGCTCTCGACAGGAGCTGATCCCGATGTCCGTCGCCACCCCGATCCGTCTGGACCGCTTCGTGACCGATGCGCCGAGCTTTGCCGACACCGCAGTACCCCGTGCCTTAACGTCCGTGGCCGAGACCCGCGCATGGCTGGGCAAGACCCTGGCTGCCTGGGGCGTTCCCGGCGACACCGGCGAGGACGCAGTACTGCTGGCGTCGGAGATCGTAACCAACGCGATTGTGCACAACGCCGGCGCTGGTGAGACGGCCATCTCCGCGACCTGGTGGCACGGGCATTTGCGCGTCGCCGTATCCGACCCCGACCTTCTGATCCCGGCCGCCGACGTCGACATCGACGAACACGGACGCGGCCTGATGATCGTGTCGGCGCTGGCTACTCGCTGGGGCGAGACGAAGACCCGTTCGGGGAAGGTCGTCTGGTTTGAACTGGACGCTTGGGACGGTGCGCAATGACCGAGCAGCCGGCCCCGGTCTCCGTGTACCTGACCGCCACCGGCCGCAGCCACGTCTACGTGTGGCCCGGCGAGGACCGCCCAGACGGCGTGTTCTTCGCAGGATGTCAGGGCTGCGGCTGGGCCGCCGTCCCGGACGTGCGTGACGCCACCGAGGACGCCGCCAACGGCCACGCCCACAACTGTCACTACCTGCCGCGCGAGCAGTGGCCCGAGTTCCTGAACGAGAAGAGGTGAACGCCGTGACAGCCGCAGGCGACGCTTACGACGCCGAACTTCTAGCCGCGCTCCGGGACAAGTTCGACGACGTGGATCCGGTGCTTGCCTCGGTGATCGATGCTGCGTACCAGGTCGGCGACCCTACTCAGGACCTACAGGTCCCGCAAACCGATGCGAACCACCAGACCTCTCAGGAAGGCACGCCGTGATCAACTACAACAGCATCGAAGAAGCCATGGCGGCGCGCCACGCCACCCACAAGGCCCGTGTCGCCGCCGCCACCGGACTCGACCACACGCCCGTCCCCGTCGCCGAGGACACCGCCCGCGCCCTCATCGCCGCCACCGGCCACACCCACGACAGCGTCACCATCAGCGGCTGCGGCGACGGCGACGACACTCTTGTTGCGATCGGCCACCACGACCCCCTGTCGTTCATGGCCGCCGTCCACGGCATCACCGAGGCCCACGACGACCCGCACGTGCTGTTCGACAGCCTGTACGGCGAGATCTACAACAGCGAACTCGACTTCGCCGACATGGCCGACTGGGGCACCGAGGACGTGTGGCACGCCCACGTCGCCGTGATCGAACACGGCCGCTACGACGGCGGCGCCGGAACTGCTGACACGGCCGAGTGTCTGTGCATCACCCACACCTGGGCGATGCGCGAGGTCCCGGCCGGAACCGACGGCGCGGTTGAGGTCACCATGTACCGGCCCGGCGTCGAGGAGCGCGCCGACTGGCGGTACGCCGACGTGTTCGGGCCGTATCGGGACAGAGACGAGGTGTAGGCGCTGTGAACCCGCTGACCACGCTGCGCGCCGGCTTGACCCAGGCCGAGGTGAACATTGCCGTCCGAATCGACGGCAAGGACACGCCGCGTATCATCGCCCGACACTGGTGCCACTCCGGACCCCGCGTCCCGTGGGTACTTCTCGGCGCGCTGCCTCTGCTGCCGTTCGCGAACGGCCAGGCCACGCCCCTGATCCTGCTGGTGGCGTCCGTGCTGATCGTGTACGTCGGGTCGCGCCTTGCCGACCGCACCCACGAAGTCGGCTGGATTGACCAAGTCCACCCGTGTCCGCTGTGCCCGACCCAGCAAAACGGTGACGGCGGGCACGGCGGCGGCGGATGGAACGGCGACGACTTCCCGACTGCCCCGCCGCCGATGGACGACTACGACGACGACCGGATCCGCGCCATGGCCGGCGACCTTGACGTGCAACTGGCCGCGCTCCTCCAGAAGGTATCCCGATGAATGACAACTTCACCCCCGAAACTCTGCGCGAGAAGGCCGAGTTCGTTACCGGCATCATCGGCGCCGACGGCAAGACGACCGATGCCATAGTTCGGCTTGGCGTGCAGATGCGGGCCGGCGCCGTGAACCAAGCCGACTTCGACGCCGTCCAGGACGCGTTCGATGACGCCGCGGGCCGGCCCCACCGCAAGCACATGCACCTGGCCGCATGGAAGATCAGCTACTGGTGGCACTGGCATGTCACAAGCCCGATCGTCTACCCACTGCTCGATGTGCCCGCGAAAATCGGCATGGTCGCCCGCAAGGTGTCCGGCCGGAAGCTGACCTGGATGCGGATCGACACCGAGGGCTATCTCCACATGGAGGAGATGACCTGGTACGAGGCGCGCCGTGTGCGGCGGTCACGGGCGGGCGGGCAGAAGTGAACTTCTTCCGCCGCCTTGAAGCCCCGCCGAACCCACTGCACGAGGCGTACACCGCCGCGACCGGACACAACGTGGAGTACGCGGTCAGCAACTTCCCGGTCGCGACCGCCGAGCAGTTGGTGCCGGTCGACCTCACCCCGTACCAGCCGTTGTTCGCCGCAATGGCGTTCCACGCCGAAAACCCCGGCGCCCCCGACCACGCCGTGCCCGGATTCCCGGCACCAGCCAACCCCCGACACGACGAGGAGACCCCGTGAGCAAGTACCGCGACAACCTCACCCCCGAGCAGCAGGCCGACCTCGACCGGCTCACCGCCCTGCGCGAATCCGGCTACACCGGCCCCGTCAACCAGGACGGCCTGCCCGCCATCGCCGAAAACACCGACCGCGGCCTGTGGAACCTGATCCAGGCCGCCCGGCAGCACGACAGCGGTCGACGCTAACCCATCAGCTCCCGGCCATACAGGCTGGGCCTACCGAAGGGACCCGAGATGGGCCTGTTCCGCCACACCCCCGAAGTCCGCACCGCCCAAGCCGCACTCGACACCTACACCGCCGGCCAGATCAAGGCGGGCAACCACGAGATCACTTCTCAGTACGAGCAGCTCAACCAGAACGTCAACGACGCGCTGAAGGCCGAGAAGAAGGCTAAGAAGCGCGGCTGACCCACAATCTCCCGGCCGCCGCAGTAGAAGTCCCCAAGCTCGCTGCGGCGGCCGGGCCCGCCACATCGAGAGAGGAGACTCCGAAAATGACCACCATCACCGCGGTGCTACTCCTCCTCGGCACCTGCCTTGCCGGCTTCGGCACCTTCACCTTCCTTGCCTGCGCCACCACCAGCCCCGATCGCGAAACCCTGCGTCTTACCTGGCTCGCCGCCCGCTACGGACGCCGCGCCGCCACAGCCGGCCTTGCCCTGTGGCTCGCTGCGTGGCCCACCACCGGCGCCATCTTCACCTTGCTGCTCCTCGCCGCCGCCTGCACGGCGACGGCCTCACACATCACCCGCGGAGCCCCCGAGCTGATGCGGAGGACCCCGGTATGACCGCTTCAGCGAATCTGAACATTGCTGCCGTCACGATAGGAGATAAGGTGGACCCGGGCTTGGGGCCAAAGAACCCGACGATCGGGAAGGATCGCCGGGTTGCTTTGCCGCACGCGATCTCAGGAATCAGCGTGGACACGCCCCAAGGTAAAGCAAAGAAGCGCGACAAGAACAGCGCGCCCGCACCCGCAATCCCCAAAGAAGCGATCCGCGACTCCCGTATTGGCGGGACCGTTGCCCTCTTTTGCGCAGCTGCCATCTCCGCACAAACCCTGTTCGCTCTCGGACGCCTCATCGGCCTGTCTGCCTGGACCGCGTGGCTGCTGCCCGCTGCCCTTGACGTGTATGCCATGACCGCCACCCGGGTCGCGTTCCAGGTGCCGGTCAGCCACGACGCGCGGAACAAGGCGATCTGGAACGCCCGCGTCGCGCTGTTCTTCACGATCTCCAGCAACTGCCTGTATCACGCCATGCACCTTGCCGCCGGCCACCACCGCTGGACCCCCGCCGACTGGGCACTCGTCGGCGTGTCCGCGCTCCCGCCGATTGTTGTGGAGCGGCTGCTGCACTTGCAGTCGATCGTGAACACCGGTGGTGCGCCCGTTGCAGTGGAAGCGGAAACCGGAAATTGGAAGCCTTCCACTCCCACTTCCACTTCCAACGGCGCCGAGCGGCAGCCGGCGCCGGAAGCATCCGCATCCGCTACCGCTTCCAAACCGCTTCCGAAAGCCGCCCCGAATGGAAGCCCTGCCGTCTCCAGCCGAACCCGACCGGCCGCATCCACTGCAAGCCGGCATGCCGCATCCGGGCCGATCCCCATCCAGCGTGCTGCCCGGCTCGAAGTCGTCCGCGACTGGATCGCCAATACCGGCGGCGACAAGGAAGCCGTGCCGCTGAAGGAGATCCAAGAACGCTTCGGCGTGTCCCAGGCGACCGCTTCCCGCATGCGCGCCGAGGCCGCAGAACTGCCTTCAAAGCCTGCGTCGCAGTCCGAACAGGGCGCCGACGAGGAGCCTGAACGAGCGCTGGAGGCTGTCTGATGACGCGACACGACGCGGAGATCTTCGACGAAGTCACCGAAGATTTTCGGTGGAGCAGCGGCCACGAGGTGAGTCGCGTCATTCCTGGATCTGCCCCCCAAAGGGCTGACGCAGATGACTTGACCTGGCCTTCTGCCGTCTACCCGGGCCCCGGCGTGGGCTACGACACGCTAAGCCAACACGGTCAGCTCACCTTGAACGCACTCCTGGCCCCCGACCTGCCCCGGCCCATGAACGCCGCCTGGACCAAGTGGCCCGGGTGGCAGTACGTATGGCCCGGTGCCCTCACTCTCGGCTGGTCCGGACTTGGATTCTGGGCTCACAGCGAGCCGCTGCACCCGCTGTTCGCCGCCGGTTTTGGGCTGACTGGCACAGCTCTGATGGCGCTCGGCGCGCTCGGCATCGCTGCGAGTAACACGGGGAAGCGGGACGCGGAAGACCATCCGGCCGACACCGCCGGAACCCGCTCCCTCCTCGGTCTCGGCGGCGCCGCATGGGCCGGGGCTTCCGCTTCCGGCGCCGGCTTCTCCGGTATCGGATGCATGCTCGCTTTCGGGAGCCTTGGTGCTGCATACCTCGCCGCAAGCGGATGGAAGCATCTGCGGCGTCACAACGCCATCCGCGCCGTCATCGACTACGCATCCGCTTCCAACCCCGGCCCGCTTCCATCCGGCGGCCTTCCGTTTCCATCCTTCGCGCTTCCGGAAAACCGGCTGCCGCCCAACCCGTATGAGCACCGGCTGTCCCAGGCGCTGTCCGCGATGAAGATCGAGGGAGTTTGGTTCGGATCGCCGATGAAGGTTGCCGAGGACACATGGCGGCTGCCATTCGAGCTGCCGTCCGGCGCGAACTTGTCCCCAGAGAAGTTGGCGACGAAGGCTGAGGTCATCAAGAGCAACGCCAAGGCACGGCGCATCGAGGTCGAGCCCACCTACGGTGCCCGCGGCACCATCACCGTCTACGACGGCCCGGACCGCACCCACGAGGACTACCCGTGGGACGGCGTCATGGCCACCACCGTGGAGAAGCCGTTCTTTTCCGCTATTGACGACGCCGGCCGCGATACGAGAACTGACTTCCGTGAGCACAAGCTCATCACCGGGCGTACTCGAATGGGCAAGTCGGCCTACCTGAAGTACCTGATTGTGAAAACCCTGGAATGCCCCATCGTTCGTATCGGGATCGACTGCAAGGATGGCGCCCCCGGTCTGGGAATGTTCGAGCCGGTGCTGTACCGGCTCGCGAACGACCCGATGGACGGGTTGCGCATTCAGTATGGCGTCAAGGCGATTGCCGCCGGCCGTGGTCGGCGAATGCGTGAGCGCGGCATCGACGAGTGGGACCTGACCGAAGGCCCGCGCATCATTGTGATCATCGATGAGCTGGCCGAGTTGACGTTGCGCTACCCGAAGTACGCGCCGCCGATCCTGAAGTCGAACCTGGCCCTGGTTGCCGCGTCGAAGATCACGTATGTGGTGGCGACACAGACGCCGTCCGGGCCGGTTTTCGGCCCCAATACCGACGCCCGTCACCAGTTCGGCGAGCACACCGCGTTCCGCGGCGAAAAGGAGGTCAGTCGCATGCAGTTCGGTGCCACTGCCGAGAGGGACGGCTTCTGTGTGGACCAGATCGACGGCGTCGGGAAGTTCCTGGTGAAGTCGCTGGCCTATCCGCGGCCCTACACGCGCAAAGCCCCGTTCGTGCACCGCGACACCGCGGTGGAGTACGTGGAGCGCTACGCCGGCCGGGTAGAGGAGTTGGACTCGATGGCCGCCGAGGACTTCGAGGCGGGAATGGTGGCCTTCGACGAAGCGCTGGCCGCCGGCCAGGACCCGCTGGAAATGTTCGAGCCGCCGCCCGCGGGCGGCGGAGGCGGACGCCGTACCGATTCAGTTGTTGACTCGGCGCAGGCGGAGGAGCGCCGCCGAGGTTTTCGGCTGATCACGAACTATCCGGGCACGGACGAGGTGATCGAGCTGAAGCACCTGGCGCTGTGGAACCTGCTCGGCGAATACGGCAGCGACGGAACCACAGCTATGGAACTGGCTGCCAAGCAGCTCGATGGCTTTACCTCCGAGTCGAATGTGCGCAAGCAACTGCGCGCCTGGGACGCCCGCGGGTTCATTACGTCGGTGAAGGACGGCCGCGCCGAACGGTGGTGGCGTATCGACGTCGTTGACGAGCCGACCCGAAAGGACGCTTGATGGCCGCGAAGAAGCGACGGCGTAAGAAGCCCGGCCTGTTGTGGCGGGTCCTGTTCGGACATAACGGCCCGACCCGCGGCGAGCTGAAGAAGCTGCTGGGCCTAACGTTCAGCAAAACCTTCACGCTGAACGTCCGCGACCCGGCAACCGGGCGCGTCCAGAAGAAGCGGATGCGCATCGGCGACGATAACCGGATCCAAGAGGTGAAGCCGCCGGCGAAGAAGAAGTCCTCGGCGGCGAAGCGGGCGGCAGCGAAGAAGACGACCGCGCGGCGGGCTACTTCAAAGGCGTCGAAGCCGTCGCGCACCTCGAAGTCCGGCACCACTCAGCGCAGGCAAACGCAACCGGGCGCCGCTCCGGCGCACCGCCGTGCGAAGTCGGTGCCGCTGGCTGAGCGGGTGCGCCGCAACCCCGACGGCACGCTCAACGGCTCCCACCGCGATCCGGCCACGCAGGAACGCCAGCGGTACGCCCAGGCCCAGCGGGAGTACGCACAGGCGATGAAGAACGCGGCAGCGGCTTCGAAGCGAGCCGAGGAGTTGCTCGGATGGAAACCGCCTGGGGCCCGATGAAGGCAACAGGAAACCCCTGCAAACTATGGCGATCTAGGACGTATTACAGCATACTGATTCTCAGAGCACGAAGAAGGGCCGGCCGTCTTGGCGGACGACCGGCCCGGAGAGTGGAAGCCCTGCCAGGCCCGCACTCTCGATCCCCAACGGACTACACCCGTAGGAGACACCACCATGATGTCGAACCCTGACTCGCGCGTCGATACCGGCGAGGTCCGCACCGTCATCACCACCGCAGGCGAACTGCACGACCCGCTGCCGGAATGCACCGCGCCCGTCACTTTCGTGGATTTGCGCACCGCGCTGCGGAACCCCGCCGACGATCCCACGATGATCGACATGACCGGGCTGGACGCGAAAGTCCGCGATCATGTCCTGAACACCCCCGGTGCGCAGCAGATCATCGAAGATGTTGTTGGCCGCCTCCTCGCCGCCTACGCCTGGACCGGCGCCACCGGACGCCGCCAAGACGTACTGATCATCTGTATGGGCGGACGCCACCGGTCAGTCGCCATCGCCGAAGCCATCGCCGCCCGGCTGCGCTCCCTTGGCCACGGCGTCGAAGTCGAGCACCGCGACATTGACAAGCCTGTAAAACCCAAGAAGCAGGCACTGCCGTCTGTCGTTGCCTGACCGGTGGGTATCAGCGGCGAACGTGTATCGCCGCTGGCGCCGACCGGTCGGACCAGCCGGTCAAACCCGCGGGTTCCACCAAACGCCCGCGTCCATCCGTTACAGAGGAGGAAGCAAGATGCCAGACGAAAACGGCTTCATGACGAAGCAGGAAAAGAAGGAACGGCTGCAGCGCCTGACTGCCGAGGCCGAGGCTTGCGGCAATGCTGCTGTCTTCGCATCCGGTGGAGATACCGGAGTGAGTTCGGAAATCCGCAGGTCGGCGCAGGACCGCTACTGGAGAAATATCGCGCCTACTCGGTAGATGCTCCGGGGGCAGTCGAGGCCCGGACCGTGTTACGGTCCGGGCCTTTACTCTTGCGCGCGTATCATCTGATCAATCTGCCGACCAGCGAAAGACCGCCATCCAGCACTGGTCGCCACACGGCACACCCACGCCGCACCCCTAGCGTAGATCACGCCAAGAGGAGCCGCGGTGAACAATGCCCCCATCCCGACCGCATGCCCCGGACCATGCTCCGCAGCGTGGCGCCGTGCCGAAGCCGAACGCCTCGCCAACGGCACACCCCACCAACTCACGCCCCGCGCCGGCAACCCCGTATGGTGCGAACCTTGCGCCCGGCACCTGCGTTCCGAGCTCGCCGACTTCCCCGAACTTGCCGCACGGCTCCTGCTCGAAGTTGAGAACGCCACCACCGCCAGCACCGAACACGTATCAGGCTCGCGCGAACGGCCCATCCACGGGCGTGAAAAGTACGTGTTTTGCATCGACGACATCGTCGCGGTCCTCACCTACTGGGCAGAAGCGATCCGTGAAGACCGCGACCTGGCCCCGCCGCCGGCCAGGCGTCCCCGCGGTGCCGCCATCACCGCCGACACCCGGCTGCTGCTCATTCACTTCGACTGGATGATGGCCGAACACCCGGAACCGGCGCAGTCCACAGAGTTCGGGAACGACGTCTTCCGACTTCACCGCCACGCCGCCCGCCTTACTCGCACCGACGACGTCCGCGCCAAGCGCTGCGACGGCATTCCGTGCAGGCAATGCGATTTGGTGACGCTCGAACGCGAACTCGACTGGCAGGGCCGCGCCACCGGCTACGTTCTGTGCCGCAGTTGCGGCACGCTCCTGAAGGAAGACGAGTACGAACGCTGGGTCAAGCTCGCCGCGCAGCCGTTCAAGAAGCGGGCTGCGGCGTGAACATCGACCCTGCGGACCCGCTGTGCCGACCCATCAGCATCGCCGACGCCATGGCCCGCACCGGCCGGTCGCGCCGCACCATTGACCGGTGGATCCACGATGGGCAACTGCGTGTTGTCCGGCTCGAAAACCCGCCCGAGGACGTACTGATCGAGCGGGAAGTGGTGACGCTGGAGAAAGCGCGCCGGGATGGCCGCCGCCGCGGCCGGCCGCCGAAAGACTCGCCCGAGATTGCATCGAGTTGACGCAGGTCAAAACTTTGGCGATCCTGTTCCTATCTTCGGTGCGGAGTGCCGGGGAGAGGATCCTCAAGCCCACCAGCATCCGGTGGGCTTTCGTGCTTCCCAGGGAGGTGCGATGCAGCACCATACCGTGCAGCAGATCGATCGTGGACCCCGCACCGGGAAGTGGATCTACACCGGCGGCAACCGCCGCATCGGACGCCACGCCGAATGCTGCTCCGAGGCATGGCTGGAGATGCTCCAGACCCCTATTGAGCAGCGCGACGACAGCCCCGCATGGGACCGCATCGGGCACGACACCGAAGCCGAGGCCTACGCCCACATGCGCAGCCGGCTGCTGGAGAAGCTGCGCCTGGACACTTCGTTCGGCGACTGGTCCGGCTGCCGTGCGCCGCTGAAGAACGGCAGCCTCTGCGACACCCCACCAAATTCGGCGCCAACATCCCGCCTTGCCATTTCCTTCACCCGCTGTGCGACGAGCACCGCACCCGAGAGGTGGTCGAGACGATGTGGGACGGCCCCGGCGACTGGTCAGGATCGTGGTGAGCTGATGTTCGGGATCCTTGCCGCCGTCGCCTTCATTCTCGGCGCCATTCTGCATGTCGCCCGCACCGTGACCCCGATCTGGCTGGACTCGTGGACGCTACTGTTCGCCGGTCTGGCGTTCGGCGCGCTGCACCTGCTCGGCGTTGGGACGGCATGGCTCCGGCGCTGACGTTCGAGCATGTCCACGCACTCGACGCACCCTTCGCGGACTTTGATGACTGGGCCGACGCGCTCACCCCCGGGCTCTGTACGGCCTGCACCGCCGATGCTTGGGCCGGCGAGACCGGTTGGTGGCACGCCGACGGGCGGCGGTTGTGCCCGGACCGCGAGATGCGCACTCCCGGGTTCTCGCCCGACATCCCGAACGACTGAACCGGCGCGTGATGCGCCCCTTGAACGTCCGCCCCACACGCAGGGCGGCTCTCCGCGATGGAGATGGCGAGATGCCGAAGGAAAGAATCCACAAGCGCGGCGAAGGCTGGGCCGACCTGCTCGTGATCTGGGACAAGCACCCTGATCCTATCGAGAAGCCCTTTGATCAGAACGTGCGGCTGTTCATTGCTGCAGCGAACGAGAACCCGGGACCGTCGGGAGCTTTCTACTTCCACCCCGACAACCCCGCCGAGATGGGGCTCGACGAAGGCAACGCCGTCGGTCCGGTCGATATCGAACTGGACCGGGCGCAGGTGAACTACCTCATTCAGGTCCTACGCCGCGCGCGCGATCAGGTCTACGGCCGGGACGAATAGCCCACGCCGTTCGCCGCCGCACCACTTCCAATCTGACGCCCACGTCGCCAAGGCGCGGCGGCGATACCTACTGGAGTACCCATGCCCGCCATGAAGGCCGCCCTCGACGAGATCAAGAAGATCGCCAACGAACTCGAAGCCGAAGGCCACAAGCTCGGCGCGACGCTGAAGGCGTGGGTGGAGAAGCTCACCGGCGAAGCCCCGGTCGTCGAAGCCGAGGTGAAGACCGACGCCGAACAGGTCGCCAAGGACGCCGCCGAGGCCGAGGCGCCGGTCGCCGCTGAGGTGATGCAGGACGTGGCGGCGGTCGCCGATCATGCCGTGACCGGCGTGACGGAGAAGCCTGCGTCGTGACCGAGCAGACCCCCAGCGTCGGACGCATCGTCCACTACGCCTCGTTTGGCTCTGCGGGCGGCGAGTACACCAAGCAGTGCCGCGCCGCCATCGTGACTGAAGTCGGCGCGTGGGTCACCGTCGAGGCAACAAAGCCCGACAGCTACAGCACCAGTGAGGGTCGTCCGATCAGGACGCTGGAGCAATGGTTCTACGACGACGCGCTCGCGCTGACCGTTTGCAACCCGACCGGTCTGTTCTTCAACGGCGCCGGCCCGGTGGCGTGCAAGCACGACGAACCGTCCGACGGCCACGTTCCGGCAGGCGGCACCTGGCACTGGCCGGAGCGGACGTGACCGCCGAGCGTCCAAAGGTCCGCATTATTCACCCCGGCGGCCCCGCCACAATGGCGCAGGTCTGGATTGACGATCACCAACTGACCTGCGTGACACGCGTCGAGATCGCGCCCCTCGATGTAGACAGCCGCGGACCCGTCATGGCGACGCTGACCGTCATCGATCCCGAGATCGCGCTGGAAGCCGAGCTTGCCGAGCTTTACGTTCGCGAACTCCCGACAGAGACGGCTGGGCCGTGAACGACGATAAGGCCAGTGAAACCAGCAACGAGATCCAGGACCCGCTGTCGGCGCTGGCGATGGCCGCCACCGCGGCGCACGTCATGTTCCAGTCCTATGTCGAAGCTGGCTTCAACGAGCAGCAGGCGCTGTACCTCACCGCGCAGGTGCTGACCGCGAGCATGCGCGGACCGCAGAGCTGAGGAGTCCCGGTGTCGCCGAACGAGACCGTGTTCGTCCGCGACGAAGCCGCCTCCTCGTGGCCGTCGGCCGGGCTGTACGGCGTCGTCAAGACGCACGGACTGATCCCGTGGATCATTCGCAGGGCTACTTCCGGGTGGGCCGATCATGCCTTCGTCATCCTTGAGGACGGCGCGATTGTCGAAGCCGAGCCCGGCGGTGTCCGGCTCGGGCACCTGTCCGAGTACTACGGGTGCAGGATCGCGGTCAACTCCGCCGAGGAGATGACCGTCGCCCAACGGACCACCGTCGCGGCAACCGCCAAGACGATGATCGGGAAGCCGTACAACGACCTGGCGATCGCCGACGACGGGCTGGAATGCCTCGGCTGGCACTGGCGGTGGCTGCTAAAGCGGGCGTCCGGTGACGGCGAAGTCGTGTGCTCCCAGATGGTTGCCTTGTGCGGCCAGGCCGCCGGTCTCAACTGGCGCGGCGGAGCGGCCAGCAATACCGAGACCACGCCAGCGATGCTGGCTCGACGCCCGGTCATGCAGCCCTGGACCTACCCAGCCAGCATCTGAACCACCATCACGAAAGACACCACCATGACCACCGAGATCGCGATGACCACCTGGGTAGTCACATACAACGACTACGCCTCATCCGTCGGCGGCGTACCGGTCGCAGCGCGTGTTGAAGTCGACGCCGCCTACTACGCACCGGCAGACCACCTCATCGAGTTCAAGGACTCCGATCACCAGGTCGTCTTCGCGCTGCACGCCGGGATCATCTCCACGATCCGCCGCGGTGACGTGAAGCTGAAGCCGAGCGAATGACCCTCACCGGCCGCGCCGCGCAGCAGCACCCAGACGTCGACACTCTCGCGCCCGTCACCATCGCCGTCGCCACCCACAGCATCACCCCCGACAGCTACGGCGACCAGCAGCGGCAATCCACCGGCGCCGGCCGAGCCGACGTCCTCGGGCTCGTCGACCCCGAAACCGGCGCCTACCGATCCGCCGCAAACACGATCAGCGAGGCCGACCGCCGCGCCCTCAAGCTGCGGCGCAACGGACGACCGCGCAGATAGCCGACAGGGGGTCCGGCATGGGCGCGGCACCAGACGGAACCACCATCATCACCGTCCCCAACGCAGACGGCACCGGACCCACCGTCACCGTGCTCCACGACCCCGTGACCGGCACGCTCGCTGAGCCGGTCGCCATCACCGTTGAGCACGCGACGGCCCACATCGGCATCCGCCACGCCGACGGCACCACAACCCGATGGAGCTGCCTACCCGGCGCCCACATCACCGCCGCGGCGCTGGCAGAGAACGCCGGCATCACCAGCATCGACCACATCGACGCCGTCACCGTCTCCGCAGTGCCGTCGTGACGTTCGCGCGGGTTCAGAACGCGGTCAACAACAACAACGGCGCAAGCCTGACCGTCACGTTCAGCGCCGCGCCCACCGCCGGGAACCTCCTGGTCGCCTGGGCCAACTCGAACGCCACCGTCACCATCGGCGGCACCGGCTGGACCGCCGGGCCGTCCGTCATCGACGGCAACGGCGCCTACTTCTGGTGGAAAGTCGCAGGCTCATCCGAGCCGTCCTCGGTCACGTTTACGCCGTCGGTCAGCGACAACGTCAGCGCCGGACTGCTGGAGTACTCCGGCAACACCGCCACCCCGCTGGACGCCTCCTCGTCCTCCATGCACTCCGGCGGCGCCGTATCGTCAACCACCGCAGTGTCAGTCACCACCACCGCGGCACACGACCTTGGGATCGCCGCCGGCCTGCTGCACAACTCCAGCGCCCAGCCGTCCGCGCCCACCGCGCCGACATGGACCAACGGCTGGAGCAACATCCAATCGCAGGGCGCGGTGCCCGGCAGCTTCATCGTCTACTCCTTCGTCGGCGACAACCTCGACCTCGGCGCTGCCGGCTCGGTGTCGACCGCCGTGTCCTGGACCGGCGGGACCTGGCTCGACGCGCAGGAACTCCTGATGACCTTCACTGCCGCAGCCACGCCGGCCGGGCAGTGGACGCCACAGATCATCACCCCGAACCAGGGCTTCATCTGAGCCCGCAGCGCAAGAAGGCGACGCACCGATGACCCACATTGAGATCAACCACCGCGACGCCCACGAGGTCACCCCCGTCATCCACATCGGCGGCAACCAGCAGTACGGCATCCACCAGGTCACGATCCGCATGACCGGCGACCACACCGGCGAGAACGCGGTCGCCCCGACCGTCGAGATCGTCACCGACGACGGACGGACCCTGACCGGCCGGGTGTCCCGCCTCGACCTGCTTGCCGAACAAGGCTGACCCGCCCCACGGCCCGTTGCCGGGCTCCGTGCCGCCCCGCTCCTGCTTCATGAGAGAGGAGGAGCGTCGTGGCACGCTTCTTCACCACCGTTGAATCCGCTTCCGCGCTGCCCGCGACCGCGCCGTCCGGCGCCACCGCCAACGCGCTGTTCGGCAACCTCGTCGCCGGCGCCAACGCCGGATACAAGATGCGACGCCTCACCCTCGGCGTGCGCGCCGGCGCGAGCGTCCCGACCAGCCAGCAGCTCACTGTTGCCATCGTGCGGACCACCGCGCGCGGCACCGCAACGGCCACCAACGCGCCAAAGGCGATGGACCCGAACTCGCTGCAGACGTCATCGATCATCGGCATGGACACGGCCTGGTCCACGGTCCCGACGGCGACGTGGACGGCGCCGTACTTCTGGGAGGAGTCGTTCAACTCCCAGTCGGGCTTGGACCTGCCCTTCGAGTTGATCGAGGAACTGATCTGCCCGGTCGGCACCGCCAACGGCCTGGCGTTCCTGAACGTCGGCAACGCGGTGCCGACCGGGCACATCTACACCCTTACCTGCGAAACCGACGAGTAAGGATCTTCCGACGCTGAAGCCCTGAGACTGACAGGGGCACCGAATGCTTCGCCGCTGGCGCGCCGCCACCCCACGCCACTCCCGACGGTTCGAACCGGTATGGCATCAGCCCACCCCGCCGCCAGCGCTGCTGGCGCGAGCCGGAACGTCCGGCCGAGCGGCGACCAGGCCCCGCCGCGGCGTCATCCTCCCGGTGGTCGCCGCGCCGCCCGTGTCGCCGGTATGGATCGCACCCATGACCACCGGACGTCGGCCGTTGCCCTTCGTCGCACGCCGCCCCCGCATGCTGCCGTTCCCGCTCGGCAGCTTCGGCCCGCACGAAACCCTGTGGCGCCTCGGCACCCCCGGCAACGGCTGGCAGTTCGGCACCCCCGTCATCAGCTGACCGGGAGGAAGCCGATGGCCAACCAGTCCGTCCTGTCCACCCGCTACTGCCAGGTACGGGTCCTCGCTACCCTCCCCGACGGCACCGCCTACAACCCCACCGCCGACACCGTGCAGATGGCTTTCATGGCTAAACCACCCGACAACGTCCCCGGCAGCGGCGACTGGCACCCCGGCTCGTGGGCGACCATAGGCAACGGCGCGTACTTCGCACAGTGTCTCGTCGGGCCCACCAACGGCGGAGTCGTCCTCACCGAAGGCGTCTACTCCGTGTGGGTGCGGATCATCGACAACCCAGAGGTGCCGGTCGAGCCCGTCGGGGAACTCACCATCAGTCCCTAACGCAACCGCAACCAGGGGGTGAGCGTTGAGGAACCCGGACAAGAAGCAGTGCACAGGCGTCACCGCGAGCGGCGAACCCTGCCAGCTTTGGGCCAACGACGGCGAACTGTGCGCCCACCACAACGGCACCTGGATCGCTGACGGCCGGCGCTGCACAGCAACCATCACCGGCGGCACCACACGGCAGGAGCACCGCGGCGAGCCCTGCAAGAACCCGGCGATGAGAGGCCAGAAGGTCTGCGCTGCACACGGCGGCCGGGCACCCCAGAATCGTCGCGCCGCAACGGCCCGGCTCATGGAAGAGGAAGGGCGGCGCATCTTGGCTGCCTACGGCGGTTCCCTGGAAATCAGCGCCACCGAAGCGCTCCTCAACGAGGTCTGCCGCACCGCCGGCCACGTCGAGTGGCTGTCCCAGAGGGTTGCCGAGCTCGAAAACGGCGAGCTGATCTGGGGTACCACCCGCATCAAAGAGGGCGGCCAGGACGGCGGCACCACCCAGGAAGCCGAAGCCCACATGTGGCTGAAGCTGTACAGAGAAGAGCGCGCCCACCTCGTGCGCGTCTGCTCCGAGGCGATCCGCTGCGGCATCGAAGAGCGGTACGTAAGGATGGCCGAGTCTCAAGGCGCCCTGGTCGCCGATGCCATCAAGGCGATCCTCGAAGACCTGAAGCTGACGTCGGAGCAGCAGCAACTCGCCGCGAACGTCGTGCCGATACGGCTGCGGCAGCTCACTGCCTGACCCAGCACCTGGGGGCGCGGTGACCGTGACCGTGCCGTGGGCCGAATACGCCGCCCGCATCTTCGAAGACGTCCCGCCGCCAAAGTGGCGCGACATAGCCCGCCCCGAACAACTCCCCCCTGACGGCGCATGGCTCGTTTGGGCATACGTTGCAGGTCGCGGCGCAGGGAAGACCAGATCAGCCGCCGAATGGGTTCACGAGAAGGCCGTGAGCCAGCCCGGGATCCGCATCGCGCTGGTCGGACGCACGCCGGCAGACGTCCGCGACGTCATGATCGAAGGCGAATCCGGGATTCTCGCCATCGCCGGCGACAAGAAGCCCATCTACCAGTCCACCAAACGGCGACTCACCTGGCCAAACGGATCCAGCGCCCACACCTACTCGGCAGAGGTCCCCGCCCAGCTTCGTGGACCCCAGCACCATTTCGCCTGGGCAGACGAGCCCGCAGCGTGGACTGACGCACCCAAGGGCGACTCGCTGGACACGGCCTGGAACAACTTGATGCTGGGGCTACGACTCGGCACCTCGCCAGGATGCGTGTTCACCACCACGCCCAAGCCGAACGCCCTCATTCGTACCGTCCTGAACCGGGCGACCACCATCGTTACCCGCGGATCCACCTACGATAACCTCGCGAACCTCGCCCCGGCATTCCGCGAGGAAGTCCTCGCCACCTACGAGGGCACACGCATTGGCCGGCAGGAACTACTCGGCGAACTCCTCGAAGACGTCGAAGGCGCCCTGTGGACCATCGCGAACCTCGACGAGGACCGCATTGCTCACGCCCCCGAGATGCGCCGGATTGTTGTCGCGGTCGACCCCTCCGGCGCATCCGGGCCGAACAGCGACGAGCAGGGCATCGTCGTCGCCGGCCTCGGAATCGACGGCGGCCTGTACGTTCTCGCCGACCGGTCCTGCAAGCTGAGCCCCCACGGCTGGGCATCCCGTGCAGTGGGCGCCTACCACGAGTTCTCCGCGGACCGGATCGTCGCCGAGAAGAACTTCGGCGGCGACATGGTGGAGTCCACCATCCGGCAGGTCGACCCCGATGCTGCGGTAAAGGTCATCTCTGCGTCGCGAGGCAAGTCTCAGCGGGCCGAGCCCGTGGCGGCCCTGTATGAGCAGCACCGCGTTCACCACGTCGGCGCGCTGCCTCAACTCGAAGACCAGATGACGACCTGGACCCCGCTGGACGGAACGAGTCCAGACCGCCTCGACGCGCTGGTGTGGGCCATGACGGAACTGACCGACGACTTCAGCGCAGCGGCGTGGATCGAGTACATGAAGCGCAAAGCCGAGTCCGGAGCGACAGAGGCCGAAGTGCCCTCGCTGGAGGCAGCAGGATCCGATGCCGCCGACGTGTCATCGCAGGACGCACCCGACCCGGTAGACGCCCGTCAGGCCGCACGCAACGCCGCTTTCCGCGCCCACCAGGGCAGGTAGTAGGGAGGCGGGTCGGCCTCGATGGGTGTGCGCGAACGGCTCCAGCTCCTGCGGAAAGTGTTCGGCCCCGCCGAGCCCGCCGCGTTCCAGGCGGGCGAAGAAGCCGCAGGCATGACCCCAGCGCGGCCATTCTCGCCGGGCGAACCCATCGGGCCCTACGACGGATACTCCCGAAACCCGCGCACCCGGGACTTCGTCCAGGGCTACAACATCAACGCCCGGCCCCGATCCCACGAACGGATTCCGTTCGACACACTGCGGAACCTCATCGACGCCTACGACGTCGCGCAGATGGCGATCTGGCACCGCATCGAATCGATCCGATCGCTTGAGTGGTCCCTCGTCGCAGCCGACGGCTACGAAGGCGACGTTTCCGACGCCGTCGCGATCGGCATGAAGGTGCTGGAGTCACCGGACCGGGAGAATGACTTTTCCTCCTGGCTGGCCTCGTACCTGTACGACATCCTCGCCTACGACGCCGGCACCTTGTACCGGATCCGGAACCGCACCGGGCAGACCATCGGCCTGCGCGTGGTCGACGGCCAGACAATCGCACCGCTCCAGGATTACTGGGGCAACGTCCCCTCGTTCCCGGCCGAAGCCTACGTCCAGTACGTCAACGGACTGCCATGGAACTGGCTCACCACCCGCGACCTCATCTACAAGCCGGTCCGGAAAATCACCCGGTCCCCGTATGGCCAAGCACCGCTTGAGACGATCATCCTCAATGCGAACACCGACCTGCGGTTTCAGGCCTACTTCCTTCAGTTTTTCACCGACGGCAACATCCCGGCCGCCTTTGCCGGCGCCCCCGAAACGTGGTCCCCGCAGCAGATCGAACAGTTCCAGACCTACTGGGACGCTTACATCCTCGGCGACCAGGCCGCGAAGTCACAGATCAAGTGGATCCCCGGCGGATCAAAGATCGAATTCACCGGGCAGCGCGAGTTCTCCGACGCGTTCAGCCTGCACCTGATGCGCAAAACCCTTGCGGCGTACCACGTGGTGCCGTCCGATATGGGCTTCACCCAGGAGATCAACAAGAGCTCCGGCGAAACCCAGTCCGACGTCCAGCACCGCATCGGCGACGTTCCGCTCGCCAAGCACATCTCCGGCATCATCACCGGGTTCCTGCGCAACGACTTGCACCTGCCGATCAAGTTCACGTTCGACCTCGGCGAGGAACAGGACGACCGGCTCCAGACCGCACAGGCCGACAAGATCTACTGGGAGCTGGGCGCTGTGGGATCCAGCGAGCTCCGCGAGATGCGGTACGGACTTACCGAAGCCGGAACCTACACGGTTCCGCGCTCCATCTTCACCACCCGCGGCGGCCCGATCCCCCTCGGCTCCCTCGACGACGTCGCCGGCGAAGTCGACCCCACCACCGGGGCACCCGCACAAAACGCGCCGCGATCCCGCCAGGTGTTCCGGCCCGTCCAAGGCGTCGTGCCGGTCCCGCCGATCGAAAACGTGCCGCTGGCCGAACAGATGTACGGGCCGGCCGCGCTACCACCCGCACTACCGAAGCCGGCGCCGGTCGGCAAGGAAGGCGCAGCCACCGGGATCACCGCGGCCACCGGCATCTACAGCTACGACGGGCCCGGAAGCGGACCCGACCGCACCGACACGGATGATGAAGACGACAACGAGACGGCAGTTGCCAAAGCTGCCGAACTCGCCGCGTTCCGCCGCTACGCCAAGCAGCGCCGGCGCCTGGATCGTCCCTGGCGGGACTTCGACTTCACAACCGTCGACCCGGCCACGGCACGGGAACTCAACGACACCGCCCGCGCCGACATGCGCAAGTCCGCGACCGGAACGCCCGGACTCACCAAGCGCTCCGGCATGATCTCCCTCGACCTTCCCGAAGGGACCGTTCCTCGCATCCCAGGCGGCGTCAAAGACCACCACATCACCGTGGTCTACCTCGGCTCCGACGTGAACGACGACGCATTCGCCGATGCCTGCCGGCGTGCCGAAGAAGCAGCCCGATCCGCTCCCGGCCCCCTCACCGGGATCATCGGCGGCATCGGGACCTTCCCGCCATCGGCAGGCAGCGACGGACTCATCCCCGCATTCGCCACTGTCGCGCTTGCCGGTGTTTACGAGCTCCAGGCCGGCTTGGCAGATCTGTCCGCCAGCGAGCACCGCGACTACCACCCGCACGTCACCCTCGCCTACCTCAACCCCGGCGACCCGCTGCCCGACCCGGTCGCGCCCGCGACCGTCACGTTCACGCACCTGACCGTGCACCGCGGTAACCAGGCCGTGTCGTACCCGCTCGGGCCGCCAGACATCGTGAAGGCCGCCGCCCCAAAAGATGACGCCCCCGACGACGGGGGCGACTGGCCCGGCTGGCAACACGACCACGTCGCAGCCAACCACTGGGCCCCAAAAATCGGCGCAGCACTCGCCGGGACACTACCCGCCAAGCAAGCCACCGACGTAGCCGCCGGATTCCTCAACAACCACCCCGAAACCAGCAACAACAACACCGACCGCAAAGCCCTGATCGCCGCCGCAGCAGGGTACCTCGCCGCCAAGAAAATCGACACCGAGGGCGCACTCGGGAAAATCCTCGGCGGGATCCTCACCGACGGCTACCTCATCGGCACCGCCGCAGCCGTTGCAGTCCTCAACGACACCGGCCCGGCGCTGCCGGACTGGAAGCCCGGCAACACCGGCAGCTCCCAGGCACGCATCGAAACCCTCGGCGCCGCCGTCGGGTTCGCCGCACTCCTCGGCACCGTCCAGGCCGCGGCCCGGAACATGGCGGCCAACCGTCTCGACGACCTGTCCCGGGCCCTCGCCGACGCGGCGATGCGTGGCGACGGATCCACCGAAGCAGGGCGGGCACTGCGCGCGGCACTGGCCGATGCTTCCCGTTCCGCGGCGATCGCCGTCACCGAAATCACCCGGGCGTCCAGCGCCGGGGCCATGTTCACCTACAACCAGCACGGCGTCGTCATGGGGCGGTGGCTCCTCGACCCGAGCAGCAAGACGTGCCCGCGGTGCATCGCAAACGCGGGAGCCGGCCCGGTGCCGATCGGACAGCCATACCCCAGCGGAGATGCGAACGCTCCAGCCCACGTGCGTTGCAGGTGCTGCGTCATCCCCTCGCGATCCTGACCGGGCCGCCACGAGAAAGGCGGTGCGGCGTGCCGGACGGCGAAGAGCAGCGCTACCTGCTGCTCATGGCGTACCAAGCTGGCCCTGACCCGCGGATCCGCCGCGGCGCCGACGGCGGCTGGGACTACTTCGACGCAGCAGAGCTTGAACGAGCATGTTTCAGCTTCCTGCCCGGGGGTGCCCAGGTCGGGTTGTTCCACGGCCCCGACGACTCGATCGGCCACTTCACCGTCACCGAGAACTACATCTACCGCGGGCCCGACTGGGACGTCGGCGACGGCATCGTCGTCAAGGCCGGCGACTGGCTCATAGGCGGCATCTGCGATGAGACCGCATGGGACCTGTACAAGCGCGGTCTTATCACCGGCATGAGCCCCCAAGGGGTTGCGAAGCGTAGGAGTCCGCAGTGAGCGACACCGAATACGACCCGGCCGACGTACCCGAAGGCATGACTGCCCTGTATGACGCGGACGTCCCCAGGAGCGACCTCGTTAGCGCGGCTGCTAACGGAATTCCCCGGCCGCTGATCGCCAAGCAGGCCGACGGCGGACCTGGACTCCTCGACGCTGACTACGTGCGCTCCCTGATCGCCAAGGCCGAACCTGAGCCGGCGCCCCAGGAGACAGTGACCATGACTGGCAGCCCTTCCGCCATCGCCGCGATGATCCACGCCGCCGCCGTCCGCAAGGCCGAGGCTGCGCAGGCTGAGGTCGTCGAGAAGACAGAAGCCTCCACCGCGACGATGAACGACCGCGACGATAGCGACTTCGCCTACGTCGAGGGCGGCGGCACCAAGGACGAGACGGGCAAGACAGTGCCCCGCTCCCTGCGGCACTACCCGATCTATGACGAGGCGCACGCCCGGGACGCACTCGGCCGCGCCGGCGCGCAACTCCAAGACGGCGACGACGACGCGAAGCGGATCGCCCGCGCGGCACTCCCGAAGATCCACGCAGCAGCCAAGAAGTTCGGAATCGACGTGCAAAAGGACATGGGCGCCATGGAGATCGACGACACCGACGGCATGGACCCCACCGTGGTCCTCGCCGAGCCCGACATGGACGCCCCAGGCGATCCCGCCGACCCCGGCAGCCCCGCCTGGGAAGCCATCGACGCCGCCACCGCACGCAAGTGGACAGCCATCGCCGCCAGGCTCCGCGCCGCCCTCATGACACTCGTCGACCGCGAAGTTCTCGAATCAGTCAGCGCCAACGGCGACGACGACGACGCCTACAACGCCGCCGATCTGGGCGACGCCGCATCCGCCATCGACTACGCCATTTCCATCCTGGCGCCGTTCGCCGTAGACGAGCAGTCCGAAGCCGACTGTGGCGCCGACATGGAAATACTCGGCAAGGCCATGGCCCACTTGGACGCCGCCAGCCTCGAAACCGTCGAAGCCCTTGCCCCAATCGCGAAGGCCGGGCGCACCCTGTCCTCGGCGAACGAAGCTGCGCTGCGCGCCGCACTCCAGTCCCTACAGCAAGTCCTGGCCTCACTTCCGAAGGCCCCCGCCGCCCCCGGCGACGCCACCGAAATGACCAAGGAGGAGTTGCCGGAAATGAGCGACAACGACACCGCCGTCCAGTCCGCCCTCGACGCGTCCACCCCGCTCGGCACCCCCAAGGAGCCGGCGTCCGCAGAGATGCCTGCCGCGCAGGGCATGCCCGGCGAGGTTGCCAAGGCCGGCAAGCCCCCGCAGGTCGCGATCTACGACGCCAACGGCAACCTCGTTGGCACCGTCGACCCCGCCGAAATCACCATGCTCGCCCCCGCGAAGGCGCCTGCGGCTGCTGCTGACGGTGACGCGGCAGCTGGCACCGACGGCGACGCCGCCGCGGCCGACGACACCCAGATGGCCGCCGCAGACGCGGCCACCCCCACAGACCTGGCGCCCGCACCGGCCGCCACCGTCGGCACCCCCGCCGACGCCGTCCAAGCCGACGACGACAGCAACGTCGCCAAGGCCGACACCCCCACCAACGACGTGCCAAACGAAGACATGCTCAAGAGCAGCATCGACGCTCTGGTCAAGGCGGCTGTAGACGAGCGAAGCGCCGAACAGGCGGAGCTCTACAAGCAGCTGGACGACCGGAACCGGGCGCTGGAGGAGCACAACGAGGCACTGACCAAGCAGGTCGAACAGCTCACCTCCTACGGGGAGCGGCTGGCCGTGCTTGAGAACGCCCCCGCCGTCATGGCAATCGCCAGCAACGGCGCCATCCCGCCCGCGCACATGCTGCGTGGACAAGACCGCGGTGTCAGCACTGACACAAGCCAGGCCGCGCTGCTGAAGGCCCGCTTCAACGCATCCGACGACGCCCTCGAGAAGAAGAGGATCGCCGACGAGATGCAGGAGAAGGCCATCGCCCGGTTCGCCGAGATGCAGCAGGCCGCCCGGCGCGGCTGAGCCCGCGAGCACCACCTCCTCCACAAACTCCAGCCCCCGAGAGCGCCAAGCGCCCGGGGGCTTTCGCATGCCCGAAAGTAGGTAGCGCCTTGAGCACCATGCAAGACGTCACCGAGGAAACCCTTCAGGCCATCACCAAGGCCCAGACCAGCGGCATCCTCGAGTCGACCGGCATCTACAGCTACGACCTGTCCGAGCTCGTCACCCTCATTCCCGTGGTCACCCCGTTCCGCGACCACGTGGCACGCAAGCAGTCACCTGATGGCAACCCATTTGCGGTTTGGCGAGCCATCATGAACCTGACGAACTCCCAGCCCGACCCCAGCATGGGCTTCGACTACGCCGCCAACGAAGCCGTATTCAGCGAGCAGGACTTCCAGGCCAAGTACAAGCCCACCGGGCTCGCCGGCCTCGTCACCCAGGACGCGTTCGACCTCGCCAAGGGCTACGCCGACCCCTACGCCGTCGCCACCTTCAACGTCCTCAACCAGGTGTTGATCGGCGACGACCGCAAGCTCCTCGGAGCCCAGTCCTTC